GACGGATCGAACCTTACAGGAATATCGGCTGGTGCTACTGGGGGCGGTTCTGATGAGGTATTTTACGAGAATAGCCAAACTGTGACAACGAACTATACTATAACTAATGGCAAAAATGCTATGGCTGCTGGCCCTATAACAATTAACAGTGGTGTTACTGTTACTGTAGGGTCAGGAGAAACTTTAACTATTGTTTAACTATGAAAACTATTATTGAAAAACAAATCCTTGAATGGAAAGAAGAATTAAGAACTCACAAGGAAAGACTTGAACAAGCTAATAATGTAGTTGAATCTGAAACTAAATTTATTTCAATGATTGAGGGCGGGATACAGGCACAGGAGATGTTGTTGAAAAAGATCGAGTCATCAGACCAGCCATCAGATACAGTGGCATCAAAGCAACCAGAAGAAACAGGGTCATCAAAGTAAGTGGTGCTGTTAATTTTATTAAAATTTCTTTAATCATGCGAAAATTTCTTGACGGTTTAACTATTTTAACTGCGATTCTTACTTTAGGAATTATAGGCACAGGTTTCTTTACATATAGAACTGTTACTTCACAAAAGTTTCAACAAAAATTATTAGATAAAGTTCTTGGGAGCGTTGGCGATATGATGCCTAAAGTTCTTGATAACAATCTTCCATCAATGACAGGGCCATCATTACCAACAACTAAACTTCCTAAGTTCTAATGAACTGTTGGCATTGTAAAACACAATTAATCTGGGGTGCTGATGCTGATATAGATCAAGATTTTCAACCTGTTCTTGCAGAAGAATATTCAATGGTTACAAACTTATCTTGTCCTAAATGTCATTCTTATGTAGAAGTGTATAAACGTAAATATGCCTACGATTAATACAATACCGACTACAGCAATACCGCGTATACCAATAATAGATATTCCTGTAGAGCAATCATTACCTAATACACCTTACATAACAAAAACATTGCCTCCAGTATTAGCAATGCCTTGTGTGACTCTTAGAAATGATGGTACAAAAAATAATCAATTGTTTATAGATGACCCAAGTGGTAATAGATTAGTTTGTCCACTCCCATCTTATGTACCTTTGCAATATGACAAGAAAAAAATATTACTTGTAGAAGAAGCACAACCACCTACAAACGTAAAACCACCTGAGACTGACGTTAAACAACCAGAAGTTCCAAAAGTACCTCCAGAAAACGCACCTTGTCCAGATCCCAAAAAAAATAATCCTAGAATCGGAGATCTAAATCCACAAGGTACAGAAAAGGTTGTTGGATTTAAATATATAGAAGAAACTAAAGAATGTGTTGTGCAGTATGAGCCAACAACAGCAGTAGAAAAATATCTTCCAAGCATTAATACAGTATCAACAACATTTGCAATAACAATTGTGGCAACAACTGCTGCAACCTTAACGCCAATCTTAAACAGAATACTAAAACCTCTTACTAAACAAGTCGTTACTAAAGTTAAAAAAGCTATTGGAAAAAAAGGTACAAAATTTTCTGGGAAGAAGCCAATTAAGAGTAAAATTAATTAGAATAAAAAAACCTTATTTAACATGGCGAAGAATAGGGTGTCTAGGTGGACAAGTCTTACCGTACTTGTCTGCCGCTAAATTCTGTGTATAATAAATACATTCGGGTCATCTCATGGCGAGTGTGAGCCTTTTGGCAATAGACGTGTGCAGATTTATTTATCTGTGTTGCCCGATTTCATTTTTGCAAGGTACGAACATAAGCAAGCTTTTTTACAAGTCCCTTACAGGTCAATCTGAAGGGTCTTTTTTTATGATTTTATGAGTATGGGACTCAAAATCTAACATTTCTACATCTTCACATAATTTTGCCATTGGAGTACCAGATTTAAACCTAATCCCATTCTTATAGTTATCTACACAAGTTTTTGCTCGGCTCATCTCAAAATTTAAACGCTTTGCTGCTAACGATGCATCATATAATTCATTTTGTTTTTTCATTGCTTTTCGGCATTCTTTTATAGGTTCTCGATCTAACGGAATACTAAATGTAGCAGTAATACCTCCATTAATAGATACATTAGATTGTTTTTGTCCTGTTCTAACTTTTTCAAAATATAAAACCTCCCCTCTATAACCAGCATCTACATCTCCATCACCAATAGGGTTATTTTCATCATCGAAATCTCCCTCTATATCTTTTCTACTGTATATAGGTCTTTCATAATGTGTTTCATATGGGGTGGCAAATCCATACGTTGTAGAGACAAACGGAGAAATATTTAAGGTAGCTCCTTGGCAAGAAATAGTATTCATCTGATAACTAAAATTTCTTGAGGGTACTACTTGTACCGCCTGGTTTACAACTGAACCACTAGAATTTGAAGTAGTATTGACAGAGTTTGCAAAGACAGGATTATTAAGGAGAAGTATTAAACATAAATATTTCTTCATTGACTAAAAGTACTGGTTGTATCGGTTATGTTTTCTATTTCAGTAGTTCTAATAATATGAGTATAATTTGTAATACCAGGCGCTTCCAGCGTTTCGTAGTATTGAAAGCTTTCTCCTTCGTTGACAATACTAAATGTTGGCTTGTTATCTAGATTAGGTGATACATAAGTAGTGCCTGTGCCTTGTATTGTTGTATTTAATTTTGTCCATCCATCAGGAGCTACATTACCTGTTGAGCTTTTTACATTTTCACCACCAACAGTTAGTTGGTATCCATTATTTATTTCAAAACTTTTTATATCTTCAACTGTAGTACTTTTAGTCTCGCTACGTTGATTTAAAACTCCCTGGTTAAAATTAGGAATAACACTTTGACCATATACAGGTATGCTAAAAAAACTTAGCAGTAATACAAACCTATACATAGCTCTAATTAATCGACTACTAATGTTGACGTTATTTGACCAAGTGCTTCAGTATTGTGACCTCCGGCTGTTAGTGTGATCGCTCCAGCAGAACTAATTGTTCCGGCAAGACTTCCGGCTGTTCCTCCAGCTATAGAAGTTACGTCAGAAAAATTAGGAGATTCTCCAGTAGTGATTGCTGCTCCAGCTATAGCATCCGCTTGAGTGAATGATTGGCTAAAACTAAAACTATTAGCTGGTACGTCCTGAGTAGCTGTAACATTTGGAGGTGTTCCAACACCCGAACTAATGGCTAAAGCACCAATACCATTGGTAACAGCAGCATCTCCAGTGCCATGAGTCGTATCAACACCTGTACCGCTAATAGAATAGCTAGAACCTATACGATCAGCGGAAGTACTTGCTCCTCCTACTGTTAGCTTTGCAGAGCTAGTAATACTATGCGATAAGTCTGCATAAACTGGCGTTGATAGCAAAAGCAATATCGGAAGAAATTTTTTCATTTTTTAGATTTAGGGTCGATTACTTCTGCCCCCTCGATACGAATGGGAGTTTCTACCCTTATAGTCTGCACCATACCTTGGTTTTCTGCAACTTTGAGGTCTTTATCACTACGTTTTTTAGATCCCTCCAATCCAAAAGTCGCCAGGGCTCCTGTCAGTAAACTCGCCGGAAATGTGATATCTTTTGGGTCAGAACTATAGCCAGGTATTGTTATGTAGTTTAAAGTTACGATAAATCCGCTCCAAACCACAACGCCCAATCTTACGAAAAGGCTGATGATAGCTAGTTGTTCTTCTTTATCATCCAAACCATCCTTAAGCTTTTGGAATGCGTTTTTCTTTTTTTGTTCTGTCATGGCTGTTTTCTGTCATAATACTAATATATTGAGGAATCGTAAAGTGGTTGAAGTAATTGCAGCAGTAGGTGGGGCATTGATGACAGCTTGCTTTGTCTCTGTAGGATCTGTTTCTTATCGCGGTAGACAATCAAGAGATGATCTTGTTCGTAATACAACCGCAATAGAATTACTGTCAACAAAAATAGATGATATGCATGACGATATGAAAGAAGTGTTTCATCGTTTAAAAGAAGTAGAACTAGCAGTAGTAGAAATTAAGCCAAGAAGGTAGTTAATGTTTAAAGAGTTAATTTGGGTAAAAGAACAATCATTGTCAGAAGATTTTTGTAGTCAGGTTATTAATAAATTTGAAACTGATCCTTATAGAAAAGTAGGGGAAGTAGATCAAAACAACCCTAGAGTTGATAAAAGCTTAAAAGTAACTATAGACACTCCTATTACAGGTAATATTGCATGGAGAGAAGAAGATGACGTTTTATACAAAGCCTTGGGCAAAGGATTATATGAATATGAAATTTATTTACAAGAGATTTCTTCAGGAAAATGGAATCTACATCCTTCCGATGGATACCAAGTAAAAGATACAGGATATAAGGTACAAAAGTATGAACCCAATGG